GAGAACCCACCAATGAGATCATCTTCATCTGTTTCTATGGTAATGTTTACACGAATAAGTTCTCTACCCAATTGGGCACATGCTTGTTCTACTGAAAATGTTTTGCCATTTCCAGATAGTCCAGTGATAAAAGTAGGATAGAAAAGATTACTTTGTATGATCTTTTTAACGTCATTGAAATTTCCAAATTTAACAAATGTATCATCCTTTTCAGGAACTAAATTTTGTACTGATTCTACTGTAGGAGCATTGAATGATTTTTCAATATTTTCAACTGCTTCAGCAGTAACTTCTAAATTCCACCTACCTTTAGAAACTTTATATTTCTGTATCTTTCTGGTTACCGTAGCATAAGCAATATCATTCATGGCACAAAATGCTTTAACATCAGCAGAAGTAAATTCTGTTCCGTATGTTTCTTTTAAACCATCAAATGCTTGCTGTTCAGTCATCTTAAGTTCAAATGGAGCAGAGGACATTGTGTTTTATTTAACTGAACATATTATAATACAAAAAAGAGGGTAATGTATACCCTCGTGGACACTTATTCAACTGTCTTCTGCTTCTCAAAAAACTCTCCTAAAGATGATTGCAATTGACCCTCATTTTCCTTTGGATCTAGTTTATCATATCCATTTCTTTTTTTCCATTCATTATACATTGCTCCCATAATCCATGCTTGAGAAAGACTTTTAGGTCCATCCATCAATAATTCTAACCTTTTACCTGTATAGTAAGGTACTGATTCTTCTCTCCAATTGGAATCATCATATTTTTTTTTCATAATCCCCTTTACCTACTTCAAAATAATACTCACGATTTCTAAACTGAACTCCATGATGAAGCAAAAGCATTATCTTTGCTTCAGTCATTTCTTCAGAATAAAAAATTACTGGTTGCTCTTTACAATCTCCACTCATGGATCTTTTGTGTTGATTTCAAAATTATTTACCTATTTAAGGTTTGCTTAATACACTTTAAACTACCATTTCTACAAATTCACCTAGAACTTTTTTATTGAGTTTCTTAGTCTTAAGAGATTTTACAAATGCTCTTTTAATTTGTGCCTTTGTTGCATCTTCATTAACTTCAAAACTATCATCTTCTGATAAAGAATTGGATAATAATCCAAAGTAAGTACTATATCCAGAATCTTTAATAGAAAAAGATTTATTAGTTTTCCACGACTTCATTATTATACCATACTTTTTCTCTTCTTTATAAGGGTCAATATACCTACGAATAAATGATCCAGCATCTCTACCAGACATAATTCTCATACCAATGAAATTAGTATCAGGAAACTTATCACCCAAATGCCTTAACATAGTATCGGTAAATGAATAATATTCATATGAGAAATTATAAGTTTTACCCAATTTTCTATCACGTAATGAAACATTATCTCCACAAGAACCAGTTCCTAAGTATGGTTCATCCTCCCAATGTCTTTCAACTTCACGATAATATTTTAGAGGATATGCTTCACCATCAGTAAGTATTACACACTGAACTTTTTGCAACTTATTATCACTTTTAAATTTGGGTAAAATTTGATGAAGTGCTACTAAACTTTCATTCAATGGTGTACCAGAAAGATGTAATCCTTGTGGATACCTATAATATACACCTCTTCTAAAAGCCTCAGAAGTACGATAGATATTAACCATTTGTCTGTCTAATACTTTACTATTAACTTTACTAGTAAACAAATGTAACATACCAAAATAATTATCAATAGCAAAAAATCCTCTTTCTTTATCAATAATAGGTTTAATCTTTTCATGAAGACTTCTTCCATCTTCTTCATCAGAATTAAAAATTAATGCTTCATTAGTAAACCCATAAACATCAAATGGAATATTAACCTTCCTACAGAACCAAATCAAATTATAAAGTTGCTTTAAAGTATCAGTCATTACTTCTGCCATTGATCCTGACCAATCAAGAATGAAAATCAATCCATGATTTTTGCCATCAGGAACAACATTTACTTTCTTAAAGAGATCTTCATTAAACTTATAGGTGTGAAGTTTTGATGTATTAAGAACTCCAGTTTTAGCAATTGTGGATCTAGCATAAGAATCAGCACTTTTTTTCATTTCAAATTCTTTAACAAGAAAATTGACTTCTTTCTGTGCTGATTTTTTAAAAGATTTATAGTCACTATCAACTTCACCATATAAATCTAAATCACCTCTAGCAATTGTTTCTTTGTAATTGTATTCCCAATTTAACCAATTTAACTCACATCTGTCATGAATATCTTCATTAGAAATAATGACATTATCTAAATCCAACTCTGGAACTTCAACATATACATTTTCTCTACTATGCTCACCTACAAGATTTTTAAGTGCTTGATCTAGTGCATCAACAGTTTTTGTTTCTGGTTCTACTGGTTCTACAGAAGCGCCAGCACCATCCATCCTATTATTATCAACATTGCTATCACTCCTACTTTCCACAGGAGCATCACTATCAGACTCAGGAATGGTAGTATCAGTATCGTCACTATCGATATCAGAACTATTCCCGTTCCCTTCAAGATCCATCCCAACATTGCTTTCAACTTTCTGCTCTTGAGATTCAGTTTCTTCTTTGTTCTCTTCCTTGCAGAAATTATATAACGCTTCTGCTGCGGATACGGCTTCATCAAACGTTTCTGCATTTTTAATTAAATTGACAATCGGAGTTTCAGCATCTGAAAAAGATATATCATTCCACGCACCAACCTTGAAATATAAATTAACCCTATCAGCAAGATTAAAATCAGTAAGATCTTTATCATTGATATCAAAGAAATCTAAATCATTCAGTTCATTATATCCTTTATAGAATGTTTTGGCAAGTCCAGCATACCTTCTCTTCATCAACTTCTCAATTCTTACATCCTCAACTATGTTTACAAATGATTGAGGAACCTTACCCATCCAATCCCACTGATCAGGTGTATAGAGTGCATGTCCTACTTCATGTGCCACCAATGCATCATATATTTCATTAGTTGCCTTTTCCCATAATGGAAGAATTAATACACGAGTTTGTACATTAAACTGTGCTGTTTCTATTTGCTTATGCTCTATAACCAGATCTTCTGTGGCAAGAAGTTTAGCAAGTTGTGATTTGATTTCGTGCTTTACTGCCATTAGGTTTGTTGCTTATGAACCTATTATAAGACGAAACCCCTCGATTTGAGGGGTTCAGTAGACGCTTTATCAACTGTCTGCGTCTTTCTCTTGAGGCACGTAGTGCCTGTGGTTTAAGTTTTCGTTTGGCATCCTTCTTAGAATGATGCTGCCAGTTCGGAGTATTCATTGTTCATATTCTTTTTGGGATATCATACGTGAAAATCCCTTAACTTTGTCAAAGGTTATGACACTTTCAAATTTGTCATTCAATTCAGATTTATGAGAGATGACAAAAGTATTTGCATCCTTTATTATATATCGTATTATCTTTAAAAACTCATCTGTCCCAAACCCATCAAGAGAACTATCAAATACCTCATCCATGATTAGTAAGTTTGTATTAACAGAGTTCTTTACCCTAGCAACCTCTCTCCATGTAAAGAGTAATGCTAAGTCAATTCTCATCTTCTCACCTTCACTGAATGAAGCATATGAAAAGTCTTCGTGAATTGGTGATTTTACAGTTTCATTAAACTCCTCATCTAATGTAAAATTGATATAGAAATCCATCAACTGAAGGTAACGATTTACCTGTTGATTAATGAATGGTAGATACTTCTTAATTATTTTCGTCTTTACTCCATCATCCCTTAACAGTGAATAAGCAAAATCGTAATGATTAATCTCTTGCCTTCTATCTGATAAGTCGTCAATTGTTTTTTGGAGGTTCTCTTTAAACTCTGCTAGCTTCTCATGCTCAGTATTTCTGTTTTCAAATTGTTTGGTAATTGTTTGAACTTCTTCTTCAAGATCTCGGATTTGTCTTTGGTTGAGACTGATACGAGTATTGTTTTGAGAAATGTCATGGTTGAGTTTAGTAATCTCCTGTGATAGTTGAGTGAAGTGACGTTCTCTCTCAGATTCTAACTTTATAGTCTCTTCCAGATCTTTAAAACCTTTATTGAGTTCCTTTGCTTTATCTTGAACGTCGGCAATTCTATTTACACGAAACTCTTCTTCTATGTTCTGACTACATGTAGGACATACCGTATTCTCTGTGAAAAACTTATGCTCTTTGGTAATCGTAGATACTTTCTGAGTGATTTTACCTTTAATATTGTTTAGTTTCTTTAACTTTTCAGAAGCACCAGTAACTTCTTTTTGCTCTTTTGTTAAATCAAAAACATTGTCTGATAATAATTCATTTTGTTTGACATAATCCTCTGCCTCACACATAAGAGTATCAATCTTAGACGTATTAGATTTAATATTAGATTTTCCTTGCTCTTCCAATTCTTTAATAAAATTCTTTTGCATAGACATCTTATCTTTAAGATTATCCTTTTTAAAATTTAAAGACTTTATTTCTTCTCTTTGATAACGCATTTTTTCTTTAAGAATATTATTCATAGCAGAAAATATTCTAATATCCAAAAGATCTTCAATCACATCTCTACGATTAGCACCACTCAATTGCATAAAAGGAACAAAACTACTACTACCCAAGATTACAATTTGAGTAAATGATTTATAATTTACTTTTAATATAGTATCTTCTAATATTTTTTGATTAGTACGATCATCAGATTGTTTATGAAGAGGATTACCATTCACCTCAATATCAAATATATTTGGTTTTATTCCTCTTCTTACAAGATAATCACGATTATTAACTGAAAATTCAATTTCCACCACACAATCTCTTTCATTGGTAGTATTAATTAATTGTCCTTTATTAATTTTACGAAATGGTTTATTAAACAATACAAAAGTAAGGGCATCCAACATAGTAGATTTACCAGAACCGTTTGTACCTATTATTAAATTTGCAGAATATTTTTTAAAATTAATTTTAGTAAATTGATTTCCAGTAGAAAGAAAATTTTTCCATCTAATTTTTTCAAACGTAATCATAATTTAGGTTTAGGGGGAATAACAATATCATTAGGTGTAATTACTGCATACTTATAATTATGCATTCTACATGTTTTTATGGCAAGATCATCATTAACTTCTACAACATCCATTTCCTTTTCTTCTTGATCACTAAGCATCATAGCATATCTTTCAGCATCATCTTCTTGCTCAAATAAAAATAAAACTTTATGTCCAAATCTATCTTCAACAGCATAGGCACCATCCTTATTTTCCTTTACAGTCAAAATAAACACTATTCCACCTCACAAGCTTGTTTATAAAGATCTTGGAAAATATTCTTAATAATATTCTTATCAAAAGAAAATTCTGATTCATCAATATACCTATTTAAAATTGAAATTGTATTCTCATCTTCGTCTATATTAAAAACATCATTTTCTTGTATTTCAAAATTCTCAATTATTTTTAAATCTTGCACACCTGATGCATAAAGTTTATCAATAAACTTATCAAATTCTTCTAATTTTGATTTTTGACGAACAATTACCTTAACAATTTTATCCTTATACATTGTAGTATTGAATAATTTGTGATTAGTATCTTCATAATATATGTTATAAAATAATCTATATGGATTGTTAATTGGAGTATGCTCTAAAGTCTCAGTATCAAAGATATGAAATCCTCTTGGATCATTTACATCATTCCAAAACATCTCATATGGATTACCCAAATAATATATCTTTCCATCATTAGAACGAGTATGAAAATGTCCCGAATAAACTTTCTCAAATTTATTAAAAACTTTAGAATCCATACCATTTTCCATCATATGACCACGAGTTGCCTTAAAACCATTGACTTCAAGATGACCCATAGCAACCTTTGCCTTAGTCTTTTTAATTAATTTTTCAGTCTCTTCAAAATTTTCAGAATTAATCCAAGGCAAAAATAATATCTTTAATTTATCAACTATTACTTCTGTTGCTTTTGTGTGAACTTCTATATTAGGATAATTCCTTAATAATAATTCTGGAGAATTTACATTATTAGTATTTTTATAATAACAATCATGATTGCCTATGGTAAGATATACTTTATATTTTTTAAGAGGTTCTAAGATAACTCTTTTAGACCACTCTAATGTTTGTAAATCTATTGCCTTGCGACTATCAAATATATCACCCATATGAATGACAGTATCTATCTGATGCTCCTCTAAGGATGGAAAAAATACATCACGATAAAATAATTCAAAGTAATCATGAAGATGCTTAGAACCCTTTCTAGCACCAAAATGAGTATCAGTTATAATAGCAACCTTCATCTATTGTTATTACGATATTGTATATTATCTTTAATTGTATTATAATCTGAAGCACTTCCAGCCAATGCTCCATCATCAACTACCATAACTTCATCATATCCAGTTTTCTCAATAATCTTTGTTTTAATATCTAATTGTTTTTTCTCTTTTTGTATTCTTCTGAGAAACGCATAATGTATAACCTGCGTAAAGTATGCAAAAGGATTACGGGATTTCTCAGGATCAAAATTATGTATGTACTGAACGCAATTTTCGATTCCATCTGATATCATGTCCTCCCTGAACATATAGTTGACAAAGTTTGGTTTATATGATAAATGATTAGCAATTTTTAAAAAACATTCTCCAAGATAATTTGGTATGGTTGGTTTACCTTCCCATGCTCCCATTTTTGGGGGATCTTCACCATATTTTTTAATAAATTTTTCTTTAGCTTTAAAAACTTTTGCCCTATAGACAATTAATTCTTCTAATAATTTTTTATTATTTACATAATGTTCTGTCTTTTTTCTAGGCATAACATTAAATTCCTTAGTGTTTTACTATTATAACATATTTTTCCCACTTGACAAGTATCTATTATACAAGTAGAATACCTTTGTAAGGGTTGATGGGTAATAACTAGCTTTCTTTAGATTTTAATTTAAAGAGATCTTCTAAGTTCTTACGGGCATCTTCGACTGTTGATATATATCCCATTCTAGAATCAGGTTTAACACATCCATCAGTTGAAAATAATTCAAGAGGTTCATCATTAATAAAATTATTATATATTTCAATCAATTTTTCATCTTTACTTTCAGTCATTGTAATTACTTTATCAAGAGTTATCATATAAAAATCTTCTTCAGATAATTCTATCCAAGGTTTTACTTTTATATATTGAGATGGTGGATTGTTAACCATTTTAATAACAACGGGATTTTGCATAATAATAATAGGATTTTCTTCATTAGTAGAATCTACTGAAATAAGAGAAAAAACTTCTTCTCCCGATACCAATTTTATTATTGCGTGAAACTCTTCTCCCATTATTTTTTAAGCGGTATGTTTACTATATCATAATTGAAATTCTCTTCGTTATAAACTTTAATTCGTTCGATTAAATGATTTAACGTATAATTTTTACGAGACTTATAACTGATGTCATCAGCAATATCATATAAAGTTGCTTTAGTTTTTTTGTTTCCTTTTCTAAGTACCCTCCCTATTGACTGAAGATTTCTTATTCTTGATTTAGATGGTGAGGCAAAAATTACGTTATGTAGATTTTTGATGTTAATGCCGGTAGAAAAGGTTCCGTAAGAGGCAACGATAATCGCATTATTCTCTTGCTCAGTGATTTCTCGAACCTTCTCTCTGTCTTGGGTGTCCACTCCACCATGAATAAAAAAGACATTACGATTTTCAATAGTGTTATTATTATTTATTAATTCGTATAATGGTTCACCATGCCCTTCTACTCTGGCATATAGTATAAGTGTATTACCTTTTAAATCTAAAGCAAGATTTTTAATAAAGTTATTTCTACGTTCATGACCTATAATATATTTTACTTCATCCTCAAATACTTCAAATTTCTGTGGTGGGTGTTTCAATAGAAGTACGTTGATATCCAGTTTAGCAAGATGCCCCTTCTTCATTAACTCGTCAGTTTTAATGATCTTATAGGAAGGTCCAAACAATCCCTCAAGAACCCACTTATGTGTCTGAGTTCCATCAAGTGTGCCAGTAAATCCAAACCTATATTTTGCATCATTAAGTTTAGTCATTATAGATATTAAAGATTTAGATTTAAATTGGTGAGCTTCATCACCCACAACAACATTAAATCTGTCAAAATATTTTCTAGGAAGTTTGTAAATAGATTGCCAAGTGGTTATAATAACTTGCGCCTCTGTTTCTCTTTCCTTTCCTGCGTATATCTTGTGGCAAAATGAACCAACGTCCCAACCATAATCTGAGAAGTCCTTATACATCTGCTCTACCAGAGTTT